TCAACAACCAAATCCTTACCTTCAAGTGCCAGGTCTTTTAGTTTTGATTTTTCTTCGTTGATAGATTGTCTTTCGTTGTTGGCAAGTTCAACTTCAGATTGTAACTTTTGAAGGTAGTTCTTAGCAGACCTCTGTGATGACTTTTTATCTGTTATAGAATTTTCTAATTCCTTGATAGTATCAAGGACACCATTTATTTTGGAAATGCTGTCTTCTAAATCTTTCGTCTGCTTTTCCATCTCCTCTATGCCTGCTTCACACTCCTCCTTCTTTTTCAACTTTTCTGTAACAACTTCAGACTTAAAATTTTCACTAATAGACTGTGTGCAAGTCGGACATGTATCATTGTCCTCGTAAAACTTAATATCATCATCTATTGTGTTTATTTTGTTGACGATTTGACTATTTAGATTTCGTATCTTCTGTAGAGACTGAGTGAGATTTGATTTTTCTGTTGTTTCATTTGTTAGACCAGATACCTGATTACGAAGATGTTCAATCTCTTCATCGAGAGTATCAATCATCTCATTAGTTGACTTAATCTCAGTTTCGTACTTCTCTAGGGTTTTGTCCGAACGATTTTCAATAGACTTGATAAACTTTTCCTGTGCTTCCATTTTGTTTTTCATCAGTTCGACTTGATAATCTAAGTCTTTAATCTTTTCTTTTGATTCACTGATTTTTGTTTTGAGAACACTATTCATAGAGGAAAAGATATCAATGTCTAAAAGATTTTCCACAATCAATCTTCTATCGTTTGCAGATAGTTTCATGAATGGGATATAGTTGGAAGAACCAAGAATAACAATTTGACAAAATGCCTTATACGACATTTTCAGAATGTTTTCTTCGAGTGTTTTCTGGTAGTCTTTTGCCTTCGAATCTTGGTCAACGAGTTTATTGTTTTTGTAGATTTCAAAAATCTTAGGCTTTTGACCACGAATGATTTTGTAATCATCTTTCCCAATAGAAAACTCAATCTCTACCACACAATCCTTGTCGTTGATACTATTGACAAGTTGTGGAATATTAATTCCACGGAAGGACTTACCAAACAAGGAATAAGTCAACGCATCCAACATGGTAGACTTACCCGCTCCATTTTCCCCAGACACTAGTGTTGTTTCGTGTCGTGTTAGGTCAAGTGTTGTTTTGTAGTTACCAGTAGAAAGAAAGTTTTTCCAACTCAATTTCTTAAATATTATCAAACTAAAGCCTCCTCATACCAACTAGGAGTTTCTGAATAATTCCATTCAGCAAACCCAGTCTTTTCTCCAAGATAGTATGCACGGTATGCTTCCACTGCATTTGGATTCTTATACTCTTCAGGCATTGCTTGTGCGAATGGTGTGATAGAATCTGCAATTGGAATATTTACTGGTTTGCGGTAACGAATAAGAGAAATCATATCTTCACTCTTATGCACTTTACCATACCGACGAGTATATTCTTTGCATAGTTCGTATGCATGTTCAACTAACCAGTAATAGTTTTTATCATTTTCCATTACCCACTGTGTACATGGATGTCCAACAAAAGATGCTTTGTATAGCATCTCTTCCATCAACTCATGTGGAGACTTCCATCTTTTAATACGGCGATTGTTCGCAGACAATTCAATATACATTTCACCATCAAGAACACGATGTGCAGTAGACAGCATTTGTGCCGACTCTACAATCATTTTTACAACGTGCTTGTCACACATATTTCGTGCGGCGATTTGTGGGTTGTTATCCAATACAAAAATATTCACAGCGACAAACTCTCCATATACAATTCCTGAAACAGTTTTTTCAACCTAGCGGGGTCATCGAGTTCTTGAATTGAGTCGATTTCTTCATAGATGATTTCAAGAGTACCCTTGGCTAAATCAATAGCATCATCATCTAATTCATCATCGACATCTTCAACGACGGTAACATTAGAAGGTTGAACTGAGTACATCTTATCAAGGAACCTATCGAATGTAAAAGGTTTATTTTTGTTAATCACAAAAATCTTTACAAAGCAACCGGCATACTTAGAGAAGTCTTTGCTTAGAATTTCTTCTGGTGTATTATTTTCATCGTCGTATTCCAGTGAGTAGAATATCTTTCTGGGATTTTCAATGAACTCTAGGCTTCTGTCGGATGTATCAAATACATGAAAACCTTTAGGCACATTTAAGTCACTGAAGGTAATCTGATATTGGGTTCCAAGGTAGTGAACATTATCTCTTGATTGTTTGAAGTGAAAGTGACCAGAAAGAACTGTTTCATACTTCTTAAGTATATCGTCATCCATGCCATTTTCAAAACGAACACCCTGTAAAACCTGATAACCATTAAGTTCCAGATGACCACAAAGAACAGATGAAGAGTTGTTTTTCATAAACTCCACAGTCTCTTCGTAGTTTTCTTTGTTTATCCAAGGAATCATACTAAATGAAACGCCGTCAATTTCTACAAGGCTGGGTTTATGATAAATCGTAAAATCATCATCAAACACTTCCTGTAGAGAGTTGATATCATTAGTATTCTTAAAATAAGTATCATGGTTTCCAAGAATACAATGCATCTTGATTCCCATGTCAACTAGAGGTTTTACAAATCTAGTTCTGACTTGATTGAGTGTATTGAAGTTTACATACTTCCGTCTATCCAAGAAATCACCAAGATGAATGATGTTCTTAACGTCATTCTCTTTGCAATATGGAAAGAAGTCTTGCTCAAAAAAATCTAAAAAATAATCTATAAAAACGGGTGAGTCATTCCTCGCACCGAAGTGCGTGTCATTAATAACAGGTATTTTCATCTTTATTCCATAACATCATCTAGAGTCGCACCAGCACTACCTTCCTCCGTTTTTTTCTTTTTCTTGGATTTAGGAGTGAAGTTTTCAATATCATTTTCGGTCAGATTAAACTGTTTTGCTAGTTCCATACTTTGGTCTTCCCATCTTGGGAAGTTTCTGTACAGGTCAGATTGTTCTGCCAATTTATATTTGACATACATCTGCTTTTTCTCTTTCTGTATACGTCTAAGAAAAGCATAGTATATCATCTGAGTAAAATATGAAAATGGATTCTTTGATTTTTCTGGGTCGAAGTTGTGTGCGTACATAAGGCAGTTTTCAATCCCATCACCAACCATCTCTTCTCTATAGTCATAATTGATAAAGTTTGGTTTGTGTGATAGGTGTTCTGCAATTTTCATGAAACACTCCCCAATGTATTCATTCACGGGAGGGCGAGGTTCGCCTGTTTCATTTGCTTCGATAACTTGCTCTTTCCACTTACACATCTCTTCAAAAAATTTATTGTTATCCACATAGTGGTTTGCGGGTGGTTTTTCTTTTTTTTCATTCACATGTTCACCTCCTTTGGGGTTGTACATAATATACATCACATTTTAAAAAATGCAAGAAAAATTGGATTTTTATCCCTTGACAACGTAAGCCTTTCGGATACCATTACTGTGTCTGGGTTGGGTATAGATAGATAAGTACTTTAAGTTACTTAATCAGGTGTAGGGTCCCAGTCATCAAACTGGTTACCAAAATCCCACTCCCCCCGCTTCTTTTTCGCACGATGAGGTGGGGGGTTTTCTCTTGTCTCTTCTTCGTGTCTTTTCATTTCATCATATGTTTCCATGAAGGCATCTGGGTCTAGGTCAACGCCTTGATTCCCATCTTCGTCTTCATTTAGGCTCATAATTCCATGAGCAAGAAACTCCATAAACATTTTAGGATTCATTACGAAATTCATACTGATATCATCCATCGCTGGGTGCTTGTCTTCTTTGTCAGTAGGAAGTTCTTCTTCTAGTTGTTCGCTTATTGTTGTAGAAAGAAAATCTTGTAGTGCATCTGGGTCGTTCATTAAGTCTTTAGCGATATCTTTAGCAACGTCCTGTCTTTCTAAAAACTCTAGATAACTTTTCATCACAGGAACTCTGGGAGTAAATGAAGTCATAATGTAGTCGTTATGAATACTTACCTCATTTTCTTCGGTGGGTAACCATTCTTTGAAAAGAGTAAATTCTCTCATAATTCCTCTAGATGGGTCTGGAACTGCAACGGTTCTTATTAGTGCAGGGCGAAAGAGTGTTACCTTGTCTTTAGAAACGGCAATAATCTCTGATATTATTTCTTCTCCGTTTCTCAGTCGTATTGATTTGAATCTTTTACCACTCATATTTTCTCCTAGAGTTTTATTTTGATTGAGCGATAGTCAAACCGCTCTGTGTTATATAATTTCATTCTTTCGATGAAATGTTTTACTGTATGATTCTTTCTACTCTTCCAAGTTAAATCATCCCCAATATCATACAATCTTGCGATATCCTTATGTTCAGATTTTCTCAACTGTCTTCCTATGGACTGCAATACTCTCACCCTAGACTTTGAAGGGCTGGCAAAAATAATGTTATGCAGTCTGCGTATGGAGATACCTGTTGAAAAGGTTCCGTAAGATGCAACGATAATTGCATTTTCGTTTTCCTCTGCGATTTTTCTGACCGCTTCTCTATCTTCAACATCAGTTCCTCCATGCACAAAAAATACTTTATGCTCTGAACAAATATCCTCTATTAACTTATTTAGGTGTTTTCCATGTTTCTCTACCAATTGGAAAAGTATTAAAGTATTGCCATTGAGGTTTTTTGCCATGTTAGCGATAAAATTATTTCTTTTTTTGTTCATCACTATCCATTCAAGTTCCTCAAAATACTTGTACTTGGACACAACCTTTCTATCTTCGTTTTCATGGTCAAGTAAAATACAATCAATACTAAGAGACGAGAGAAGGTTCTCGTCCATTAGTTTTTTAGTATCTACTACCTTTTTCGCAACACCAAACAGACCTTCGATTACTAGTTTATGTGTTTGTGTTCCATCTAGGGTTCCAGTGGTTCCTATTCGATATGGACAGTCTAGCAATTTTGTCATGATACTAGTAAGTGACTTTGCTTTAAATAAGTGACATTCATCACCAAAGACCGCACCAAAGTTTTCAAAATACTTTTTAGGCATTTTGTATATGCTTTGCCATGTGCTAATGATGACTTTACTGTCGTTTATTTTATCTTGACCTGCAAAAACACAGTGACAGTCTTGATTGGCATCGAAGTTTACATCTCCTGTAGAATACTCCTGAAAGTCGGAATACATCTGACTAACAAGAGATGTCGTAGGTACGATGATTAATATTTTTTTATCATCAGGTATCTTATCCATATAATAACGAACAAGAGAGTAAATCATTAAAGACTTACCCGAACCCGTTGGAGAGATGAGTAAACATCTCTTTTTGTTTATTGCGTGTGTTACTGCCTGCACTTGATGGTCGTGGGGATGAATTCTGGTTTCATTTACAACAGGCTGTAGATAATCGTTTATAAACTTCTTTACATGTTCTTCGGTTACTTCTGGGTTCGTATTGAGAGAATCTTCTATTTCTAGAGTATAATCTCTTTCTTCACAGAAAAGTTTTACATAATCAACGAGTCCTGCATAAAGATGCTCGGAAAACATGTTGTATAGTTTTATAGTACCATCCCACATTTTGTTTTTATAGGCGGGCATGAATTGAAACCCAGGCACTTTAAATGTGAAAAATTCGGATAGTTCTTTTGCGAGACTTCTCTCACAACTAACCGTAACATTGACACTATCACATTCTTTGATAACAACATCTGCCATATAGTGTATTTAGGGTTCGAATACTTTTCCATCAACAAGAATGGAAATTCCTCCGATTTTACCCGACCAAAAGAAGCACCTTACCCCTGCTTCTTGCATCATAGTATGACCAATACCACAACTAGTTTTCCACCTGTCTGGCATTAAGTCCATGTATTCTTTGTGTCCTACAACTATTTTTATTCCTGTTTGAATAATTGCTCTAGCACAATCGGAACACGCATAGAAAGGACAATATAAAGTTAGTCCTTCTGGTGAGTATCCAGAACGAATTGCTTTGTAAATCGTGTTTCTTTCTGCATGTTCAACATAGTGGTATTTGTTTCCATCCGACCACCTATCATCATTATTAATAACTTTGTCGGGAAATCTATTTGCATCTCCTGCAACTAGCCCTGTTGTGTGGTCAACTAAAACTGCACCATTTTGTGTTCTTGGGTCTGTTGATTTTGTTTTTGCCATCTCATATGCATACTTGAGATAGACTTGGTGCATTGGGTCTGTTTCGAAATTATATGCCATTAATGAACTTTCTCCATTCAATAGCATTCTTAATGTCCCAACCTCTAGATGTAATTGATTTCAAAACAGACTGTAGGTATTCAACCTTTTCTTCCTGATATGCAATCTTATCAGATTCCACCATTACTTGACTGTCTGCATCAATATACCTGTCTAGGTCACCCTTTAATACCTTCAATTGAAAAGGCTCCCATCCCCTTCGAGACAGTTCTTCCTCGCTCATTTTTCCTGTATAGTATTCCCACTTATCACGAACAAGTTCCTTGAACTTAGAACGCATTTGCTTTAACCTAAGTCTTTCGTCGTGGTATAGATTTAAATACTTGTTGTGTAGTTGGGGAATTTTGAGTGACTCTATGTCCAACTCTGTTCCATCAATTTTCATGTCCGCATTCGCCATGTTACGGATTTCATCAAATTTCATAAAAAATTACCTCACGGTGTTTTCAGTTTTTCCACCTTATATGATGTATAGGCAAAGGTTGCAGTTGCCTGAGTAGTTTCTATTGTACCAACAGTGGCGTCAAATTCAATTCCAGAAAGTGTTTTTGGGAAAATATTTTCAAACGATACTCTGTAGTTGGGCTTCATTGCACTATTCAGTATTATTAATTCTGCCTGCGAATAGTGGTTGTTGATGGTTTTATATGTTTCTTGGGAGTCCACTGTAGTTACAGTTTGTATCCAATCATATAATTCTAGCCAGTTTGTTAAGTCTTCCTCAACTGCAAAGGATATTTCAAAATCATCTAACTGAGGACTTCCTGCTATCGGAACACCCACAAAGCCTCTTTGTGTTGCAAATGTCAAATCTTCAACACCAATTCCGGGTAAGTTGACTCGTTGACACATGAAGGCTAGTTTTGGTGTCTTGTTTAGAACAAACTTAAATGCTGGTTGTTGAACAAAGTTAATTTTATCGGGTGCATCTGTGAGAAAATCACCAGTTCCGCCCGGCAAATAACTCTGAATGTTAACTTCATTTTTTGTTTTCTTTGACATTATTTATTATTCCGTCTTAGGTGCTTTGTTCATTCTTGTCGTATGACCACCACCACGCTTCTTTTTCTTCTCGGTTGCACTAGTTGAACTTCTTCCAGCAGCCGGTCTATTTGGTGGACTTTGGGCACCACCACCGGGCCTTGAAAGTGCTGCTCTCGAAACGATTTTTGGTGCATTTTTCATATGGTTTCTCCTATAGTATGTATAAAAAAGAACCCCGAAGTCCTTTCGGAAACTTCGGGGCTCGTCGGGTTAAGTCCGACTAATTTAATCTTTTTCAATCAGAATCAGTTACCGTCTTGACCGTGTAGGTCATCGACGCGGAAGATTCTGTAGTAGTTGTTGCAACGTGCGGCTAGGGGAGTTTCACCCTTAGTGAACGAAGCAGTGCTTGTACCCTGAGCAAAGGGGTTGTTAACAAGACCGTAACGAGTCTTGAAAGCAATCTTGGGCTGATAGGTACTGCTATCAACTGCTCTTGCCATCTGTAGTGGTACATATGGGCAGTAGAACACACCAGCGTCATACTGCGATGAACCACGGTAACCAACGGTTACATAGTTGACTCCGGCGTATGGGTCTACATAGACTTTGATACGACCGTTGAGAACACCAACGAAGGTGTTACCAGTGTCATCTACTTCGAGGTTACCGAATGCAGGTGCGTGGTCAAGAATACCACTCATGGAGAGAGCGGAAGCGACATCTGAAGAACAGATGACGATGTTACCCTTACCTCTACGAGTCTGCTTGGCGATTTCGTTGCATTCACGCTCAATCTGGAACTGAAGTCCACGGAAGCGTTCAGCACTCCAACGACCATCTGCATCAGACTTGAGGGAATAGACACCCTTGTTCATACCGGCAGTACCAACGGTCATACCGTCGAGAGTGTGACCGGCGGAAGCGACATTTGCAAGGTCATCTTGTGATGCACCAAGAACAGCAGTTACGTTGATGTTACGAATGACTTCGCGGTTGATTTCAGCAAGAATCTCAGTGCTAAGAATGTTAGCGAGTTCTGCTTCAGCGTCAAGTCCGTGAACAGCCTTGAGGTCTTGAGCGAGTTCGATTGAGTACTCAGCCTGTAGGGCGCGAGTTCTTGCTTCGACTGCTACTCGTTCAATGCTGAATGCCATCTTGTTCATTGCAAGTTCTTCAGCCAACTGTGTAGTGTGTCCTCTACCAGACTTATAAGTTGGTACGGGGCTATCGGTATCGCTTTGGTCTGTACCTGAGAGTGGGTCAGTTCCTGCGTGGGCACCGAAACCAGTTAAACCAGCATCGGACGAACCACCACCAGATAGACCACCAGTGTCTGCCTCGTTGTAGAATGCTTCGTTGACATTTCCGGCTGTTGTTGGTTCTTGGTACTTCGCTCTCATTGCGAAGATAAGTCCAGTAGGACCAGTCATTGGTTGAACACCGCAGATGTCGTATGCCATTAGGTTAGGCATAGCACGGCGTACAAGACTAATCATTACAGGGTCAAAACCTTGAACTTCACCTGTTTGACTAAAGTGAGGTGAACCACCTGCACCCATTGCGTTCATTGGTGCGGCTTCTGCGAGCATTGCTTGTTCTTGATTTTCAAGTAGAATGGTTGTGACATTCTTCTTGTAACTATCAGAGATAGATTCAAGTTCAGGATGCTCTAGGACTGGCTGCCACTTCTTTTGAAGTTGTTCAGCCAATAGTGCTTTATCTTCCATTTTTCTTCTCCTTGGGAATTTAAATTTTAAATACTTCGTTTTTGAAGTACGGTTATAAGTAACTTAACTTATGCTTTTCTATTTGCTCTTGGTTGCGTTGCGACTCGACTAATTGAATTAACATACGAGTTGATGTTTCCACCGAAAACAGGTGCTTCTTCAGCAAGGGTGTTTTCTTCTGCGTCAGTTGATGTTTCTGCAACTGGAGTATTGAAGTAACTTTCCTTAAGAAGTCCTAGTTTTTCAGTGTATTGGTCGGTACTGTCAAACTCAAGTCCTTCTGCGAGACTTCGAAGTTTTTCAGTATCAGTGTCAGTAAGGTCGCGTGTCATTTCAGCGAATACCTTTACACACTCTAAGTCAGCATTGCTCTTAGTAAGTGCAACATTTGCTTCTAGTTGTTCGTTTAGTTTGGTTTCAAGAGTTTCAATCTTATCGTTTGCTTCTGCTAGTGCATCAAACTTCTCTTCAGGAACTTCAATGTTGTGGTTCTCGAAAAGATTCTTGAGGTCAGCAATAAAGGACTCAGAAATTTCATTCTTAAGACCGTGTTCGATTGCGATTTGATTATCTTCCATCCACTCTTTGATTACATATGATAGGTAATCATCAAGTTTCTCTGAAAGTTCAGTTGAGATTCTTTCTGTTTCTTCAGCAAGAGCAGTATCAAAATTCTCTTGAATTTCTTTACGAATTACTTCTTCACGCTCGCTAATTGCGGCCTCGAAGATAGTAGTTGCTTTGTTGCGGAAGTCTTCCGAAAGGTCTTCACCACCAAAGAGAGCATCCATATGTTCTGCTGTTGCTTTTGCTGAAGAGGCTTTCATATCAACTGTCTTCTTGTTACCTTCTGAATCACCTGCATCTGCATCAGGAGCAGGTACTTTTGCACCATCACCATCTGCACTGTAGATGTCTTCATCTTCGTGGTCGTCAGTGTTTACTGAGGGTGATGCTTCTGGCTTTTCTCCTTCAGCGTCAACACTTACTGCGCCCTTTTTCTTGGGCTCCACTTCTGTTGTTGTTTCTTCAAGAGAGTTCTCGCTTTCGAGAATTTCTCTTGCTGTTTCTAGGATGTCTTTGTCGGACATTGGAATCTCCTTTGACTATTTAAAATTGCTACTATATGTATATTTTTCAAAAATTAGACAAGAAATGTTTGAATACAACTAATTTGGCTTCTTCGATTTGTTTCTTATCTTTGGCAGATAAGATGAACTTTTCATATTTTTCAATGACTCTAGGTTGAAGAATACCATTTTCCCACACCCATTCCTTGCCTTCCATAACGCCATTGACAAAGGCATCTGGAGCAGATGGGTCTGCTACGATATCAACTGCGGCTAACATAAAGTCTTCTTGGACTTCATTTACCCCATCATCGTTTTTCTTAAGAGAACCCATACCGCGTGAAGAAACACCGAGTTGTGCGCCTTCATCGATTAGGTTCTTTACGATATTCCCATAAGGAGTATCTAAAATTTTTGCTTTACCAACAATATTATCGCCGTCTTCTTTAAGTTCGGTAATAATATGCGAAACTCTTTCTAAATTAAGAGTAGGACCTTCGGGGTGACCAAGTTCACCCATTGCTCGTTTACTTTCAACGAGTTCTTTATTATAACGAGAAACTTCTTTCATAAGAGTTTTCTTGGGGTACATTCTACCGTTTCGGTTCTTCTGCTCTGATTGCATGAAGATACCTTCAATGAAGTGGCTCTTCTTACCAGTTTCTTCATTTGATTCAACGATGAATTTTACATCTTCGGTTGTTTCTGTTATTAATCTCATATCATTCCTCGCTAGTTGTTGGCTCTCCAGTTACGGATGTTTGGTCGATAGCAACAGGTTCTATTGTGTCGGGAGCGTCTACTACTTCTGCTTCTGAGTCATAATCTGAATTTCCGATTGTTCTTGCAATATCTACTTTCTTATTTGAAATTGCATCGGAAGACTTTTTGTAGAGAATGTCCTTTAGGTTATCTCTTGCTCCGTCTAGATTCTTTGCTCTAATTTGGTCGATTACATCCTTGGTTGAAATTGGTTTGTCTTCACTATATGGCATATTAAATTCCTTTGGTTTGTTCTTCTATGAATTTCATAACTTTGTTATGGTTTTCTTTATTTATAAGAAAAGCCTCTCTGAACTTAATTTTATTTGGCTCATCGAGGTGGTCATAAATTGCTTTTATATTTCTTTTTTGGTTATCATTGACTTTAATCTTTGTTCCATCTTGAATAGAAATGATACCAAGATTTAACATATCAAAGAATGGAGACTCAACAGACTCTTTATAAATCTTACTTAGTTCTTTCCATATCCAATGTTTATCATCTTCCAGTTCATCTTCCATTCCAAACTCATCAGCAACTGCAAAGGCCGCTTCTGTGCTGTTATCGAACTTTCTTTTGTTCTTCTGAATCCATCTACGAACCTCTGATTGGTTGTGTATATTTGCTTCAGATAAAAAGTTTTCAAAGTCGGAATCAATGCTTTCTTTTTTGATATCTTTTTTCTGGTTAATGTGCTTCGTTGCTTCTCTTTTTGCAACTCTTGGTCCTGGAAATACTTCCCATCTCTTATTGTCAATATAGACAACAACTGGTTTGGTTGGTCCTAAACCCAGTGACTTAATTACTACTTCGCTTTCCCCAACTTCAAAAGAATCAATATAGACTTCTTTTTCTAGTCTTGGGTCTAAAGCAATTTCAGGCGAATCGACAGATGCTTCTGCTTCTGCGGGGGCAGGTGCAGGTGCTGTCTCTTCTGCTTCATTGATAAAATCTTTGAAGTTTTTAGCCATCAATAATACTCCTCCGTACCAGTAGTTATAAGGCCTTTTTCTCGTTCTGCTTGGATTTCTTTATCCATTTCTTTGATTTCTTCTTCTGTCTGATGTAGGATATGTTTACGAATCCAATCGATAGAATAATATTTACCAATATGTTCATTCATATCTCTTAGAAGATTCATTCTTTCTGTGAGAATTTCATTGTTCTTGAGTTCAGTAAAGTACGAATCTCTTGCATAATCAAACTTGATATCATCCATAATCTTGAGCCAATCTTCTTCTTTCATAATTCCTTTAAGAACTAATTGGACTCTCATTGCTTGCAAGAAAAGTTCTGAGAACTTTTGTCTTTGTTTATCGATAAACTTAAAGAACTTAAGTTCATCTCTATTGATTTCAGAAGAGCGACCCATATTAAATCCGTTATCAGATTCGAGTCTACTAATCGGTACATTCAATGCACGATATAGTTTCTTCTTGAAGTATTCGACATCTTCCATTTCTCCGAGGTTTTCACCACCAGAAAGAGTGTCGATTTCTGTACCACGACCGCCTTCACGACGAGGTAACCAGAAGTCTTCAAGCATTGACATATGCTTTTTGTCATCACGAATTTCACCAGTGTTTACATCATACACTAGTTTGTTTCTGTAGCGATTCATAATATCACGAAGATATTGTTCCGCCTTATTCTTAGGTAAAGAACCAACATCGATGTAGAAGATACGGCGTTCGGGGGCTCTTGCGATTCTATAAATCACAACCGCATCTTCAATCATTCGAAGTTGGTTCAATGGTTTAATTGCTTTGTGTAAGTTTCCAAAGACTCTCTTTTTGTCTATGTCATACATTCCAGAATGGCAATAGATAATGGAATCAGGATGAATCTTAATTCCTTCTGTTGGTGACTTTGCTCCTGCACCAAGTCTATCGTCGTTGTCTTGCTCTGTATACACAAAGAATTCTTCTACATTAGTAACGACTTTAATTCCATCGTCGTTTGTTTCTTTATCTACTTTTCTAATCTTTCGAATGTGAGTAGAATCAATAGGACGGAGTTCTTTAATTCCTTGCTTTTCTTTCTTCTCATCAATAACAATATGAAAGTAAGTCTTCCCGTCAATGAACCATTTTCTGAAAATCTCATAACCACGAACATTGAAACGCAAGAGTTTTAACAAGTGGTCAAACTCATCTTGCATTTTGTTCTTTACATTATCTGGCAAATCAACATGTTCTAAGTCCATCTGGACAGTTTTCTTGATATCGTCTTGTACGATTGCTTCGTTTACGATATCATCAATGGCTGCATCCACTTCTGCGTGATATGACATTGCTCTGTATTGCTTAATAAGTTCAATGTCATTTCGAATGTTACCGTCAAAGTCAACATACTGACCGAAGAAGTTTCCTGCTTCGATAGTAGTTGCACCATCATCAAAATCGGGAGGAACGAATGAGACAGGTCTACGAATAGTTGATTCTAAACCAACCTTATTCGCATCTTTCTTTCTCCCAATAGTAAATCCAAAAAAATCAACTGGCATAATATATCCTTTTTACTATTGTTTCAACTTATGAGTCGGTGCCTGGGGAAGTCCACCACTGATAAGACATTGTAACAGTAAATTCAGCAAGTGAGTCATTGTTATCAAATGCTACATCAATTGCACCAACAGTCTTAGGCCAGCAACCAACGAATGTATATTCTCTGGCTCGGTTACCTTCTCTGTCTAACCAATAGATTTTCCAATCCATAAAGTTATTGGTACTAATGTCTTTTACACTTGAGACATTGCTTTGGTGTTGCTGGAATTCGCTGTTCCATTTCTCAAACTTCTGTCGAAGGTCATAAGCGGCATCACTGATGATTGTAAGTTCCCAATCGTCGAATGTTCTGTCGCCTGGAATCTTGAATGTTCGTCCGCGCCAAGGGATACCAATTTCACCCATATTGGATGCAGGAATCGATGCTGACTTACATAGAAACTTTAACAGGTCGGCGTCACTTTGACCACCAATAGAACCTTCTACTTCGAAGAGGTTTGCTCTTGCTCCACCCATTTTTAGGGCGGTTGATTTAAAATCATTTAGATTGTTTGGCATTGTTATCTCCTTTGGAAGTATTTAGGTGAGGTGGGCGAACCCACCCCACCTAATACTAGATTTTTTTTAATTACGCCCCTGCGATTTCCTCGAAGTCAACACCAGTTCGTACTGCTACGAAGTTGAGTTGAATGAAGTTGATGGAACGAGCAGGCTTGATGAAGATGTCTGCAACGAATTCGTTACGGTCGATTACTTCACCAGTGTTATTAGTCTCGTCGCATACAACACGGAAATCAAAGATACCTCTTCGTCCCTGAACATCTC